CTCTCTTAAGGATAAGGAAAATCCTTCTCCAATCCACCCGAAATTAATCGGGCGGCCGCCTAGCTATAGGCGGCCCAGTCCAATTTCGGTTTCTGCTTAGAACCCCGAGGTGTGATACCCCGGGCCCCTAAACCGACCCTAAAGAGGACACAAGCTAGATGGATGTCGGGCGTCCAGTGGACCCACGGGATTTCTTCCGCGGACCATCGAACAATCCGGATCCATCGTATCCCATCTACCACCTTCACTTTCCACCGATCAGGTGAATCGTGAAGGACACAGTCGCCAAGATCTTCAGGTCCCCGGACTCCCCTGAGTGGTATAGGTAAACTATCCACCCAAAGGTGCCAAGGACGAAGATTAAGGCGACCACGAATGGTCGCGAGCCTCTCAAGAAGCTTACGAATTCCATTAACGTGGGGTAGAGTCTTCCACGGGTCATTCTCATAAAGGACCTTAATCGAAAACGCGCGAACGTCGACACCAGACATAAAGTCGGCGCCGCAACTCTCGCGAAACGAGGAAGCCCCAGAGAACGACTTCTCCTGGTTGAGGGAGAAACCGCAGAAGCGAAGGATGGATTTGAAACCTTCAGAGTGCTGATCGGGAAGGATAATGTCGTCACCAAAGACGAAACTACGACTTCCCAAAAAGCAATCCGAACCGCCTGAACCCCACTTATGGAGGGGAACAGGTGACGGACCAACGATGTCTACCTCAGAGAGGTAAACCTCGAGAAGCGCTGAGAAAATTAGCGTTTCTAACTCGAAGGTAAATCCATTACCCATGCTTGAGAATTTCTCAAGCTTGCACCAGCCCTTTTTCCCGTCACTCTCACGAGGGACGAAAGTATAGGGGGATCGGAGTGCTGAAAGTTCAGCAAACCAAGCCGGTGGTAAGAGGAGCCTAACCAGCTCCAAACTTACGGTATCGCTTGCATTCGAGAGATCGAGAGTTGCGAACTCTCTACTAACACTAGCTTCACACGCGACCAAGCGGTGAATGTGTTGAGCGTGGTCAAGATCCCATCCGGTAGCGCGTCTCAAGCGCTCCCGGATGGCACGTCCTAAGCCGAGCTGATAGAAAACGTTGATAGCAGGTTCAACTGCTATGGCGCGATCTATCAACCCAGTCTTCGGAACCGTTGCAAAACGATTCCCTCGGACGAAGACCAAATCTCTCCCAGTACGGGCGATGTTCTCGCCCCACTTGGTGCCTACCCAGTTGAGTAGATACCAAGCGGAACCTGGGGTTAGTGTTGGGTTTGAGACCATTTTGTCCGCGACCGTAGTCAGCGGCTCTCGATCAGAGTAAGTAGACCCGGGACCGAACCTTCCTTGGATCGAATCTAGGGAAGGGGGCTTTGAACCCACCCACGAGGTGATAGTTTTCCGGACCTTCGACAAAAAATCGAAGACCGCTAGTTCTGAAGGGTCAGAAAGATTTGACCGATTTTCGAACTTAGCTAACCTCTCGTTGGATCGATAGCACTGGCGTTCACCCTGCCACCACTTCGAGATCGTAGGAGACCTACGATCTATAGAGGGTAGATTGACTTGCAGTTTTCGGAATAAATCCGAAGCTTGCCTGTCACAGAAGTAACGTTCAATGTTATCGTAGTCTACTGGGTTAGGAGTCGGGAGACTCATAACCCCAGCGACATCGCCAGAACGTAGCAAAATCGCTACGCTTAAGGCGCGCGCTGTACCCAGCTCCTCCATGATAGAGAGAGCCAAACGTAGGTTGATTCCATACGTTCTCATGGCGCGATTCCTTGGTTTAGCTAACCAAGCCCCTTAAGGGGCGATCGGCTCTCGCCGGCTCACGCCGGCGAGTAGCCCGTTTCCAGAGCCTGCTTGATGAGCGTAGAAGCGAGCAGATTGCACGCCTGACGCACACCTTCAGAGATCTCGGAAGCGGGCATACCGATAGGCATCGTTGCCAAGCCGCTGATCACCACGCGACTCGATTCGCTGAAGAGGGTGGTCGTCGAGTTCTGCGTCGCATAGGGACGTTCGTATTTGAACGAACCCTGGCGAGCAGTCTTGGCGCCATTCCACTTCGTGGAAAGCGAGAGCGTGGCGCGAAGTCCCACAGGGAGACCCGCGGCAGCACCGGTATCTTGCCGCCACACCGCCGGGGAGGTTTCGCCCCCCGACGCCGTAAGGGCATCGTACACGATGTTGGTGGTTTCATCCGCCTTTTTGACGGTGATACTGGCCATAGTCGGCATAAAATTTCCTAGAAAAGGAATTGATGACGAACCCTCTACCGCAAATTCTGCGCTAGCAAAGAAATTGCTGTTGCAGCACGAGTGATAGAGGGGGTTCTGATTGGCTTAATGCTCAGTGACGGGAGCGTCCAGCCAGGACGCCTTTCCATATGGCGTCGTACGGAGACTTGAACCCAGGTGTCGCCCGCGTATGGATCAGGAGGGTTGTTTGGATATGTACCCTGTCTGAAAAATGCGAGAGCTTCACCTCGATAAAAGTAAGTCGTATAACCCATAGAGACTGAGCAACCGGCGAAGTCAGTAAGTGAGTTTAAGCACTGACCGACGTTCGCAAACCAGTCTACCACAAAAGAGAACGGAACAAGCTCCCAAGCGATCGACAAGGGATTTATGACCCCTAGTTGATCCATCAGGTGCAAGTTCGGGTTGCTAACAGTTACGTAGGCACCCTGTCTACACACACCTTTATGAGACGTGTCGGTCCAGCGTTGATTAACCTGAGGGTTAGACGCCGAACCGTCGCGAGTCGAAAAGGCAGTCGTAGAACGTCCAGATATGTGGACACTCTTCATCGGTTCCTGGAAAACGTTGGCAGCGCCATAAATGTCGCTGCACAACGGTGCCCAACCAAAATGGTATTCGAGCCAATTGTTCGCAAAGGATTTGTGAATAGAAGCATTCGCAGGCTTCGCCTTGAGACGAAGCTTACGAGCAGCATTCAACAAATCGCCGCGACGGATGTCTCGAACGGCCCCAAGAAGGGTCGACGCAGCAGAAGAAATCATGCGAGAGGATTGACTCCACTCGGCAAGATTGGTACCAAGTTGAACTGATTCGTACGCAGAATCTTTCATATTCCCATAGGCTTTTGACCGCAGGGAATCGAGCGAATTTGCGTTCGTCCAGATCGGATCGGACCACCCATCAGACTGTAACGCCCAACCAGGATTCGAAGGACTACGGCCAGGTTGGCATCGTGTTTCACAGAAGTACGCTGTATAGTTGAGAGCTCGATCGATGGGTTTCGATTGACGCTCACCGCTACGCTTCGTCCAACTGGTGACACAGGGTGCCCCAGCAATAATCCTTGACGATGTCAAGGTTGGGTAGCTAACCGGAATGATAGGTCCTACCACGACTGGCTCCCGTAAGGGAGGTCGACCATGTGGAAAGTTGTTAACTCTCCACTTGGAATACCGAGATTCGGTATTAGAACGGGCCACTTCCAATGATGATTCATAAATATCCTTTCGGGTATAGAGAGCCATCAAAGGAGGAG